TACTACACGATACTCGCACTAATCGTTATTTCACTGACAGCGTATTACTATCACTCTGCGTTACAGAGAGAACGTCATGTTACAAAGCAGCAGCAAGAAGACATTCAGCAACTCACAGACACTATCGACTATCAGAACTCACACATTACCATGTTGAACGAATTGGATGTGAAGCACACACAGGAACTTGCCAATGCCAAATCTGAAATCGACGTTCTTCGCAATGATGTTGTCAATGGTCGTCGCCGGTTGCGTATCGCGGCAACCTGTAGTCAGGGCGAAGCCGGTTCCCCCTCCGGCTTGGTTAATGCAGCCAGCCCCAGATTGGAAGACCCCGCTATCAGGGATTATTTCACTCTCACCGAAAGAGTAACAACGATGCAGGCTCAACTAGAAGGTTTGCAGGACTACATTAGAACCCAGTGTCAATAGGAACAAGTATGAATAAAACAAAAGTCGCTAACATAAAAAAAAGCAGACTACCTGAGCTTAGTGTAAGAAACAGGACTGATAAACGAACCAGTCCGTATCAAGTCGTGGTTTTAGATAGTGATGGAGACGAGCTATTCACTCATATAAGTAATGGCCGGTATGAATATGACGACATGCTGCCAGCGATACTTTGTGAAGCGGCATTGGCGGCACATAACCCGAATTTAATCGTTATTGATCAGGGGGTAGAGTTTCAACAACCTTCCCGACTCTAACGGGGGTGGATAATAAGACTTCAAGTCTTGGCGGGCGCCTTTCTCCATGAAGAGGCTTGTGATTTGTAATCTCACCCCACCAATAATATTTAGCATATTCAATTCGTTTTGTTGGATTTGCATCATAATCTAGCCAACTTGAATCTAGTGTGAGAAAGTCTTCGCTGAATACCTCATATATGTTAACTGGATGATCAGGACGCGGGATGATTTCTTTTGCAAATAAAAGTGCATCATCAATGCTAAGAGCAGCAAAAAATGAGCTGAGTCTGCTTAGTCTTTTTGCAAAATCAGGCACATTTTGTCTTACATATTCAGTGATAATCGCACCCTCGTTGAGATGACCGCCTCTATCTGCGTGAAAAAATTTATATTCTCTCATTTAAGAGCCTTTGGTTAGGGGTAGTACATTAGTTTTATTATATTATTTAATATACGAAGATATCAAAACTCAGTGTCAGTAAAAGTCAGAAAGCGAGGCATAACCTCGCTTAATTAATCAACCTACTTTGCTATATCTATAAACTTCTTTGATGTACTGATGGAAGTATTTTCCTTTGGATGGGGCGCTCATCAATCCTTGGTACACATTAGAAGGAACATTATAGTATTGATACACTCCGCTACTATGGAAAGCTATTTCCAATGTTTTCGTAGCTTGGTCATAACCAACAGAACGAAGGTTTGAAGATGAAACAGGAACTCGATTCACGTTCTAAATCTCCTATATGCGGGAAAAGTCCCAAGAAAATATTAGAACACTTTAAGAATTATAACTTTGTAGACGATCACGGGCACAAGTTAGAACTATGCCAAGATTTTATAGATCTTGTGAAGTTATCCGCAAAATAAAGAATATCTAATCAATGAGCCTCAGTTATCTGGGGCTTTTTATTATCTAGCGCATTCACACGCGCCTCTATTTCTAAACGCAGAGCCTTACAGAAAGCGAACCTGAGAAATCCGTTAATGGTATTTCTGCGGGCGGCATTTCTGTGTGAACAGGTTCGTCTTCTATAGGGTAAATACCATGACTCAATTAACAGTCAAAACACATTCATCTGTAACCGAAGCTCCAACAATGACCAGCCTTGAAATGGTTGATTACATTAATGCTGACAGGAAGGCCAAAGCAGAAGCGGAAGGATTGGCATTCCCTTGTAAGAAGTATAAGAAGCTGTCACACAAGAACTTCATGGTTAAAGTTCCCAAAGTTTTGGGAGATGAAGCATCGGCTAAATTTTTAGCCGAAGATGAATATAGCATTGCCAATGGAGCTACAGCGGTTCGTGATATTTACCGATTCCCCAAGCGTGAAGCCTGTTTGATGGCAATGAGCTACAGCTATGAGTTGCAAGCCCAGGTGCTCGATCACATGACAGAACTTGAGATGAAATCTGGATTTGGGTTTACCATCCAGCAACTGCAAGACATGCTTGTTCTGGCAAAAAGGGCGTCTGATGAAGATTCATCTGATGCAGGTCGCAGACTAAGAAAGCGACAAGATGACCTGGTTACTCTCAATAAAGCTGAAAGGCTGATCAATGATATTAGTCAGATAGCTCTCGGTTTGGTTGGGGGAGGCGCAAAAGAGGTTACACATGAACCACGAACAATTTATTGAGAAGAACATACAGGCCGAGTTAACCAAGCTCGGCTTTTCTTCATCTATAGCAGGTATGGCAAGTGATAAGGCAGTCGATCACTATCGTCGCAGTTCGTCAGCGAGCAGAAAGGGCAAGATGTACGATGATTGTTTGCACATTGCTAAGGCGTGGGCGAGTAAATACAGCTCTGGTAAGCCGTCCCCAAAGTGAGGACCTCGGAAAAATCAATGAGATATCTATCAGAAACAGGAAAAATACAATGTTCAGATATAATTTAAAGCAAGCTGTCAAAATCAACATCAGCGGTGAAGTGGGTGAGATTAAAGGCCGGGCTGAATATATAAACAACCTCAATGACTATTTAGTCATCTATAGGGCATCTGACGGTCGAGCGGCTGAGGCATGGTTTGATGAAAGTGAGATTTCATCGGCAGACGAAGAGTAACTCATTCAGAGCATTCTGCTAATAGAGTGCTCGATAGTAGGGATTTCTTTATGGGCACCCGGCGGGTGGATACTGACTTTTTAGCAGGAAATTCTAATTCCAACTGTTTCCGGGTTGGAAAGGGTTCACCCGATCGCTAAGCGGCCTTTTTATTTTAAGGGAAAGAGATGGGACGTCCAACCAAGTATCAGGAGGCGTATGCTGAACAGGCACGTAAACTGTGCTTGTTGGGATATACAGACGCCGAATTGGCTGATTTCTTTGAAGTCAGCGAGTCAACTGTAAACAAATGGAAGATTGATTATCCCGAATTTTCGGAGTCCATAAAAAAGGGAAAACAAGTAGCTGATGGAAATGTGGCAGAGCGTCTTTATTTACGGGCTATGGGGTATGTAGCGCCTGATGTTGATATCAGGGTTATTAATGATCAGATAGTCGAAACACCACTTGAAAAGCATTATCCCCCCGATACAACAGCCGCAATATTTTGGCTTAAAAACCGACAAAAAGATAAGTGGCGAGATAAGCAGGATGTAGATTTATCAGGCTCTATCAAAGTCGAAACCAAATCTATCAAGGATATTTTTGATGGCTAATCCGTACTTCAAGCCATTTGCTAAAAGTGCACCTTATAAGGTGGCTTACGGTGGAAGGGGGAGTGGCAAATCATATTTCTTTGCAGAGTTGGCAATCGAAGTATCTCGCAGAATAAAGACAGTGATTTTGTGCACTCGTGAATTTCAAGGTTCTATCAGCGATTCAGTGCATAAGCTGTTATGCGAGACGATAGATCGCCTTGGCTACGAAAGAGAGTTTGAGATACAGAAAAACACGATTATCCATCTTGGCACTGGCGCGACGTTCGTATTTGCCGGGATAAAAAACAATGTCACCAAGATTAAATCAATTCAGGGTGTAGGCATCTGTTGGATTGAGGAGGCTGAAGCAGTAACAAAAGGTTCATGGGATGTGCTACTTCCGTCTATTCGCGGTGATAAAAACGCTGAGATATGGGTGTCATTTAACCCCAAAAACATTCTTGATGATACCTATCAGCGATTTGTTGTTAATCCCCCCGAAGGCGCAATAGTCATCAAGGCAAACTACGATGCTAACCCGTATTTTTATGACACACCACTTCCTCAGCAAATGGAAGAGTGCAAAGAACGTGATTATGATCTTTACCGTCACATATGGGAAGGTGAGCCTGTTGCTGATTCGGCACTGGCAATCATCAAGCCTGCATGGATTGAAGCGGCGGTTAATGCTCATCTGAAGCTCGGTTTTGCTGCTGTTGGCCATAAGTTCGTTGGCTTCGATGTTGCTGATGATGGTGAAGATGCTAATGCCATTGTATTGCGTCATGGTTCTGTAGCTATTGATGTGCAGGAGTGGCGAGGTAATGACGTTATTTGGAGTGCTGACCATGTTTATGACTACGCAACCAGAAACGGTGTCGATACGGTCATATTCGATAGCATTGGCGTAGGTGCGGGTGTTAAGGCGCAATTTAACCGTAAAGACCAGAGGGTTAGAACGGTTGGGTTCAATGCTGGAGCATCGGTTGAAAACCCTGATAACGAATACATGGCAGGCAAAACCAACAAAGACATGTTTGCGAACATCAAAGCACAGCAATGGCAATTGGTAGCTAACCGCTTCTACAACACATGGAGAGCCGTCAATCATGGCGACAAATTCCCCGAAGACCGGTTAATCAGCCTATCAAAGGAGATGAAAGATTTAGAGTATCTCAAGGCTGAGTTGTCACGCCCACAAGTTGATTACGACAATAACGGACGTGTCAAAGTCGAAAGTAAAAAAGACATGAAAAAGCGCGGTATTCCAAGCCCTAACAAAGCCGATGCTTTCATCATGGCATTTGCCACTATCAGCGCCGGTATTCGTATCAATCCTAATGCTCTTATGGGTATCTAAATGAAATGGTTTAAATCTGGTAAAAAGCTGCGCCTGTTAGAACTGGTGCGGGAACTTGCTATTGAAAAGGCTAAAGCTGAACGGACAAAAGCGCAGTTGGAACAGTCACAAGCGTATGAGCGCGTGTTGCTTAACATCATGAATGATAGCAATAGCGCGAAACAGTCTATCAAGATAGAGCCACCTGAAATTCATCCGTCCGTAGTTCCCAAGGGTAAGGAAGCACCTGTTGCAATGGACTCTGCCTGTAATGGCGTTTATCAATACGTTAATGCTGATCCACAGTTTTATTCCGGCTTCCTCGGTTATTCAACACTAGCGGTAATGTCTCAGTCTAGTGATTACCGGAGTGTACCGGAAACTACGGCAAAAGAGATGACGCGCGAGTGGGGTAAGGTTAAAGCACGAAACAATGGCAAAGATAAGGATGCCGACAAAACAGACAAAATCGCAGCCATCACCGCGGAAATGGAGCGGTTGAAAATCCGTGACCTAATGCGAAAACATATTGAGAATGAAATGATATTTGGTCGTTCTCAGTTGTTTATCGGTATCAAAGGTCATGAAGATAAAGCTAATTTACCATTAGTAATCGGCTCGTCAGGCATCAAGAAAGGTAGTCTCGCGGGATTCAGCTTGGTAGAGCCTATTTGGGCAACACCCAGCCTGTATAACGCTTATGATCCGATGGCTGGTGATTTCTTCAAGCCGTCACAATGGTTCGTATTGGGTAAAGAGGTCCATGCCGACAGACTAATGACGCTGATAATGAGGCCAGTGAGCGACATCCTGAAACCTGCATACAATTTCAGTGGAGTGAGTATGTTGCAGCTCATGAGACCCTATGTAGAGCGTTGGCAACGTACAGTTGACTCAATCAGCGAACTGATTCGCTCGTTCTCTATGACGGGATTGGCTACGGATATGCAAGATGTTTTGAGTGGTGGAAGTAACGCAAGTATCACATTGAGAGCGCAGTTATTCTCTCTCTACAAAGACAATCGAAACCTGATGTTGACGGACAAGAATAAAGAAGAATTCTTCCAGTTCAACACGCCATTATCTGGTTTGGATGCGTTACAGAGACAGGCTCAAGAGCAGATGGCTGCACCGAGTCATACGCCTCTAGTAAAATTACTGGGATTAACTCCTAGCGGCTTGAATGCCAGCAGCGAGGGTGAGATTCGAGTCTATAACGACTATATCGCATCATTGCAGAGTGCGCATCTATTGCCACAAGTGACGATTATTCTTAAGCTGGTTCAGCTTCATCTGTTCGGTGAAATTGATGACGGCATTTATTTTGAGTTCAACTCACTGCATCAATTGACAGACGAGCAGCGAGCTACGACGCAGAAAACTAAAGCCGACACTGCGCAGGTTTACCATCAGATGGGGGCGGTGGACGGTGAAGAAGTCAGGCAGGCTATATCATCGGATGATGACAGCCAATTCAGTTTCATCGACCCAGATAAAATGATCACGTCACCGTTCGGAGTTCCAGACTATGGCGAAGAAAACGACACTGAGGCCGATAAAGAGCGGTCATAACGTCATGCCAGAAATCAAGCCCAGCGTTACTATTGAGTGTGACTACTATCGTGCCCTCATGGATATCATCCAGGATATGCGGAAAGATGTGGATGCGGCTTTGGTGCGTGAATTCAAGGATAAAGCAAGGGTGGAGCTGGCTAAAGATGGTATTTCAGACTGGATAGCCCACTCTGTTGATTACATGCTCGATAAATGGAATAAGCGGCTCGACACATTATCTCAAGATATCGCTAAATTGTTCGTTGATAAGACCGTGAGTAATTATGATATCCGGCTGGCTAACTTACTACGGAAACGAGGGTTTACTGTTCGAATGCAGAACAGCGAGCAAACACTCAACGCGCTCAAGGCAGTAATGGGCGAAAATGTCGGATTAATTAAATCAATCGGGGTTGAATACCTTAATAAAGTTCAGCAGCATGTCTGGCAGTCAGTAACAGGAGGCTATGATCTCGCGTCACTGACCGAAAACCTACAGCATGATTTCCATGTCACGCGAAATAGGGCTGAATTTATTGCGACCGACCAAGCAGCAAAAGCCCATGCAGTTATTGAGCAGGCGAGGCGCAAAGAACTTGGCATCAAGAGGGCCATCTGGATTCACTCCCATGCTGGCAAGCAACCGAGGCCGTCACACCTAGCGGCACATGGTAAAGAGTTTGACGTCGAAAAAGGGATGTATATAGACGGAGAATGGATATTGCCAGGACAAAAGATCCGGTGCAAATGCGGCAGTAAGTCGATACTGCCATTTTGATTTTTCTGTATTTTGTTTGAGCGGTTGGCCTATAATTGAGTCAGTTTAATTTACTCAGTGAGGTCTAACATGGAAGCAGGAATGCCCTATTTAACAATAATTACCATCGTTTCGTATGTGATTTTGTTCGCTATAGCGTGGTTTATTGTGAAGAAAGCATCAAAAACAGAACAACAAATAGCAATGCTGAAAGAAATAATTGAGAAGCAGGACAGTATTATCGCTGAATTAAAACATATGAAGCGTGATTAAGGGCAGAGTATGTTAAAGAAAATTGCTGTTGCGTTACTATTTTTCCCGTGTGCTTTATTGGCTAACAATGGCATGTATCGCGACGATAATAATGATATTGATGCTAGTGATGGAGTGTATTTTTGTAAAATTTATCCGAGCGATATGCTTGATAAATTTGACGGATTTCCATCAGGATCATTACATAAGGCCATGTTTAGTATTGAATCCACAAAAGAAGGAAAATACATAACAGCGCATCTTTATCCAGATATGGCCTTTGATATTGGGCCAAATGTGCCCGGAACTCAATTTGCTGCTGAATTGAAGTTATATAAGAAAAACAAAGCTAATACAACATACACAGGGTTTCTCAATAGCAATAACTATGCTTTTTATATAGCATCTGAAAAATATGGTTTGGCTGTACGTTTAAAGAGCGATCAGGCTTTCACTGCTATGGATGTAGTTCTAGGGAAGTGCGAAAGAATGAATGCTTACTAAATAGCCCCACTAAGGGCCTTTCATGCACTGCTCTACAGGTGCTTAGAAAGTTACAGCCCAAGCCAAGGATGGCTTAAATAATCACCTTTTCTTACATTATTGTGTGGGTTATTATTAACCAGTAGCAAACAACGAGGGGGTGTTATGAACAACACAGTTTACAAAGCACATTTTTGTGACCAGCAAATTAATTTTGTTGTGAGGGTCACTCATGATGGCGTATGGATTGCTGAATGTGATGAGCTTGGCCTTGTTACTGAAGCTAAGTCATACGATGAATTGACAGAGCGAGTGTGGGAGATAGCTCCCGAACTATACGAGCTGAATAGGCTGGGTAATTATCCCGATGGGATGAGGATTAGTTTCGTTCAGGAACAATCTTATGATTCAAGGATAGCACTGTAGCTTATGGGGTCAGGACTTTATCCGCAATTGCGTGAGCTACTTCTTGCTAATGGCTGCCACTTCGTAAGGCAAGGTAAAGGCAGTCATGAAATATGGCGTAGCGATATCTCAAACAAAAATTTCAGTGTTCCATATACCATAGTTTCTAAGCATACAGCTAACGCCATTCTTAGGCAGGCCGGGATTAACCTGAAAATATAGCCGTATGGGCTTTTTATGTACACATGCCGCTTAATTGCGGTTTTTTTACGTCCAAATTTAAGAGGTGAGCTAATGACTGACAAACTCGCCTTTGACAGATCAATGCGCAGTAAAGACGGTAACGGACACCTCATCGTTGAACGTACTATTCTGTCAAAAGCGGCGGTAAATCCGTATCGGGGAAAGGAAATACCGGCTTATGAGAAGCTCGGACTCGACCCAGAACGGGTATATCACATGTTGCGTGACCCATACGAACTGGAGAAAGCAGCAAGTACATTCAGCAAGAAACAGCTACTTATCCGACACATCCCCGTAAACGCATCAGATCCCAAGAAAGAAGACACTATAGGTGCAATAGGTTCTGACATCACATTTGAGGATGGCAGGCTCTACGGCGACCTGGGCGTGTGGGATGAATATGCTATCGAGTTAATCGAGAGCGGGAAAATGCAGGAGCTTTCTTCGGGCTATGCCTACGTTCCTGACATGACAGCGGGGGAGTATCAAGGGGTTAAGTATGACGGCGTGATGCGTGACATTCGCGCAAATCATGTGGCGCTGGTGGAGAAAGGCAGGATTGGACCAGACGCAATTATTTCAGACCATAAAACGGTTGATTTGGAGAAAGAGATGAAATTGAAGAAAGGGGCACTGACTAAAATTGCCGAGAAAATTCGCTTGGCTATGGATTCGGATTTGTCTGACGAAGGGCTGAAAGGTGTTGTTGATGAGGTGATGGAAAACATCGAGAAAACAACCCCTGATGAAAAGCCAGAAGGTGCAAAAGATACCGCACCTGAGCCACCAGAAGGTGGGAAAAAGCCAGAGGGGGCAAGTGATGAAGAAAATGACAAAGATAAGAAGGCCAAGGATGAGGACGACGATAAAAAGGCTAAGGATGGAGAAGAGGATAAGAAGCCAGCAATGGATGCAGCAATGATAGAACAGCGTGCTGTTGAGCGTGTCACTGCCTTGTTTCAGGCGCGTGAGGATGTTAAACCCCTGATCGGTGTTGTGGCTATGGACAGCGCAGAAGATGTTTACGCTGCGGCACTGAAACAGAAAGGTGTGGATACCAACGGAGTTCATCCTAGCGCCTACAAATCAATGGTGGGTATGTTACTGAGCAATCAGGCATCCGCAACAAAACCCAATGTAGCAATGGATCATGATTCCTTTGCTGATGACAAATTAACGGCTCGTTTCGGTTAAGGAGAAATTATGAGCGGTTTCCAAAGAATAATGAATAACGACCTGCCATTGGGTGTAGCCGGTGATTTCGCATCAGCTAACCCTCATTTTTCTGTTGTGGCAGGTGAGGGGCAGTTTAAAAGTGGTTCGGAAGGTGTAACGGTTGGCTTGTTTGCATGGGCTGATGATAAGGGGCTTGTATCGAACAAGAAAACTGACGGTGCAATAATGGGGTTCGTTCATCGCAATAATCAGGCGATTATCGATCAGTACGGCGCAGAAGCCTCTATGAAAATCCCCAAAGGCCGCGAAGTTACGTTGATGTCTGGCGGTGATTACTTCGTCGTGCTGACAGCTGGTGGAAAACTTGGCCAGTTCATTGTGGCTGATGTGGACACTGGAGAGGCGAAAGCTGTCGATAAAATCGACCCAGAAGATAAGGCATTCGAGCCAACCAAATTTCGTGTAGCGAAAACCGTCACTTCCGGCTTGACAAAAATGTCTAGTTCTCTGTAAGGAAATATTATGCCATTGAATTTAAGTGCTTTAGAAAAACGGGCTGGTGTCGTGTTTGCTACTGGTTATCAAACGCAAGAGCTGACCAGCCAAAACCGCCATATGGCAATGGATAGCGGGTTGGTAACTACGCCAAACGCGGGCATTCTGTCACTGTTCACCACATTCATTGACCCGAAGGTTATTGATGTATTGGTTACGCCAATGCGTATGGCGGAGGCGTTCCAAGAAGTGAAGCGTGGTGATTGGACAACCCAAACTGCCGCGTTTCCGGTAGTTGAATCAACAGGTGAGACATCCACCTACGGCGACTACAACAACAACGGGTTTACAGGTGCGAACGTTAACTGGCCTAGTCGCCAGCCGTATCACTATCAAACGTTTGTCCGTGTTGGTGAGCGTGAAATGGAGATGGCAGGAGCGGCGAAACTGGATTGGGCGTCCGCAAAACAACGCGCGGCAGTGCTGACCCTGAACAAGTTTCAGAACAAAACCTATCTCTACGGCGTCGCAGGACTAGAGAACTATGGCTATCTGAATGACCCCGGTTTGTTGCCAAATCTCACTTCTGAGGCGTGGGCAAAACTGGATGGTGAAGGAGTTTACGAATCTATCCGCAAATTGTACCAGCAGCTGGTTAAGCAAACTAGCGGGTTAATTGATCGCAATACCAAGATGAAATTAACGCTCTCTCCTGAGATGGAAGTCAACCTGACCAAAACTAACCAGTACAACGTCAACGTGTCAGACCAGTTGAAGAAAAACTTCCCTAACATGGAAGTTATTAGCATCCCTGAAATGTCCACAGATGCGGGAGAACTAGTGAGGCTGGTCGTTGAGGAATACGAGGGGCAAAAGACCCTTGACTTAGGCTTCACTGAAAAGATGCGTGTTCATCCGATGATTCAAGAGACGTCTTCTTGGAAGCAGAAGCGTTCTCAGGGTTCGTTCGGTGCTGTGGTCTATCGGCCTCAGTTTATCGCCTCAATGCTGGTTTCCTGAGTCTCGTTATCATTTCAATACAGCCGCCTGCGGGCGGTTTTTTATTTCAAAGGTGAAATATGTCTACTGTAATTGTCGCGTGTAAATTGGCTAACGGTCTGTATCTAGATGTAGGCGAGCAGCGTGTTGCTGTTAATGGGTTTGCTACCCGTAGCTTCATTGATGAGAATGGCTTTGGCCTGACTTATGGTGTTAACGCAGGACTCTGGAAAGCATGGTTAGCTGAAAATCGCGACCGAGACTTGGTGAAAAATGGCCTTATTTTTGCCCACGAACAAGAGACCAGCGCTAATGCGGAAGCCAAAGAAAAGCAGAAAACAAAATCCGGTACTGAGCGCATTCAACCTGATCAGGTGAAAGAGGTTGAGAAAGCAGCCTAATAGGAGGCGAGTATGAGCAACATTGTTGAACTCAATATAACAAAGTGGCGCGAACTCTATCCCAATATCTATGCGACTGATGTGCAGTTAGAAATGTATTTCGTTGAATCCGAGATGCTCCTGAATAACACCGAACATAGCTGTGTTAATAATCTGAAAGAACGTGAGATGCTGCTTTATCTGCTCATAGCCCATATTGCGACATTGCAAAACAATGTGGATGCAGGCAATAACTCGGTTGGCAGGGCGGCAAGCGCCAGTGAGGGCAGTGTGTCTATATCTCTGGATTACGGCACCACCACGGATGCCGAGAAATGGTACATCCAAACGCCATACGGGGCGAAATATTGGCAATTGACCGCCCGTTACCGCTCATTCCTCTATGTAATCGGTCAGATGCCAATGCGTGTCAGGAGGTGATTATGGCTAAAAGCAAATTGGAAGAAGCGCTGGAAAAGTACATCAATGGCAACATTGAATTAAGGGCTGGCATATTCGAATCGGCCACTTATCCCGATGGAACACCCGTAGCTACGGCGGGTTATATCAATGAATATGGTGCACCTGAAGCAAACATACCGCCAAGGCCATTTTTTAGAATAGTGATCGCCAATGGTAATCATGAATGGTCTGGAATTTTAGCAAGGGGCATCAAGCATTATGACGGTGATGTAAAACAGGCAATGTCAGCACTCGGAGAAGTCATCGTTGATGAATTACAGGCATCTGTTTTGTCATGGACGGCACCACCGAATAGCCCACTAACGGTAGCGAAAAAGGGCTTTGATAAACCACTGGTAGAAACTGCGCAACTGTCGCGTTCATTCAGTTATGAGGTGAATGATGATTGATGTCAGAGGCATAGCCAACGGGTTAACATTGGTAGTTAACCCAAATATCAAATCCGTTTTGATTGTGAATAACGGTTACACAATTGATGAGGCTGGAGAGCAAATCCCCGATTACTCAGAGCATGGTATTACTGTGCAGTTACAAAGCCTGAGTACGCGGGATTTGGATCATCTCGGCGTCATCAACCAGCAGGGGCAGTTTATCTATGCCTACGCCAAAGGGCAAATATCAGCATTGCGCAGGGCTAAGGATAAAGGCTCTGACATGATGCGATTTGCGGCTTACGGGGAAGATGAGGCGTCAGAATGGAATGTGACCCAGGTTATTGAGTCATATCCTTCGTGGGTTAAGGTGTTGTTATGGCGACAATAACCGTTACTCACAGAGATATTTTCATTGAGTTAAGAAAATATCTCATTGAGTTATTCAAATGTGATGTTGTTCAGGGCTACCAGAATGGCGTCCCAGTTCCCCAAAACGGCATTGTGATGCACGTATTGTTTGAGCGAGACATTGATTACATTGCCAATTATTACCATCACGAGTTGTCAGAAATCACCGCGCAACGCTCCGTAGAATTGACTATACAGTTGGATTTTTACGGGGTGGACGCAGATTCACGGGCGCGGGTGATAGCGAATCTTTGGCAATCAAGTTACACCACAGAACGACTGAAAAAATGCCAACCACTTTACAGCGAACAGCCCAAGAAAAACGTACTGGTTAATGAAGCCAACCAATACGAAAACCGTGTCATGCTTGAAATCAAACTGCAATACAACCCTGAAACAACCTATTCAATCGACAACTCCGATTCATTCACTGTAGAAATCAACAATCTTTAAGGCGAAATAATATGAATACAACTATTCCGGCGAGTGACATTGTCAGCGTCTTGCCCGGCGTTATTGGTGCTGGCGGAAACGCACTGGCATTAAACACTGTGTTTATCACTAAGCAGACACCACAGGCCATGTTGGGTGTGAAAGCCTTCGGCTCTGCCGAACAGGTCGCGGAGATCTTTGGTACAACGTCCAAAGAGCACGAGGCCGCACAAGTTTATTTTGCTGGTTTTGTTGGTTCAACAACAAGACCCGAAACGCTCTATATCGCGTCAATGATGACGACTGCACAGGTGGCGAAGTTGGTAGGTGGCAAAGTGCCAACAAGAACCGATTTTAGCAACATTCCGCAAGGTTTAGCATTGGATATCGACGGCAAGCGCACAGTAGTTACCATTACCTCCGCCGATATTAAGAGTTATTCAGCATTGGCGGAGGCGGTATCTGCTTCATTGGCGAAGACTGGCACATGCAAATATGACACTGCGAGTCGTACTTTCACCATTGAGGGGACAACAAAAGGCATTGCTGGCACTATCGGATTCGGCTCTGGTGATTTGGCTGAGTACATAGGGCTGACTGAGGAGATTGGCGCACAGAAAAACGATGGCATCAATGCTGACACTATCGACGAACTGATGCCGCGGATCACGAAAGAGACTCGTAACTTCGTCTCCATCATGGCGATTGGTGATTTTAGCTCAGACGAAAAACTGGCTATTTCCCGATGGGTATCACTGCAAGATAACCGATACGTGCATGTCCTTTATCTGTTCAGCAATGAAAACGGGATACTGGAAGCTGTGGCTAATGTGATTAAAGAATCTGAAATAGGAGGCACCTGCCTGATGTATGGCAATCATACACATGGTGCTTTTGCCTGTACCTATGCGGCATCACTCAATTTTAACGAGCTGAATGGTCGCGCGACATTTGCATTTCGTCGTCAGGAGGGCCTGACTCCAACCGTAACCGGCAAGGCGTTGGCTGATGAGCTACTACGACTCGGTTTTAACTTCTACGGCGCTTACGGCACAGCAAACGACCGATTTGTATTTGTAAACAAAGGTTCTGTCTCTGGTCAATTCAAATGGCTGGATAGCTATGTTAATCAGGTTTATCTGAATAGCCAGTTGCAATTAGCGTTAATGACTATGCTCACCAACTTCAAAAGCATCCCGTATAACGAGCAGGGGCGAGCCATTCACCGGGCTGCTATCAAAGACCCGATTGATCAAATGCTGAATTTCGGTGCTATTCAGCGCGGCATTGTTCTGTCTGAGCAACAGAAGAAGCAGATCAATGTCGAGGCGGGGTTCGATGCTGCCGCGCAAATTCAGACAGAAGGGTGGTGTCTGCGCATCGGTGAGACACCAGCACAAACTCGCGGAATGCGTAAATCTATGCCGTTGAAACTCTGGTATGCAGATGGCGGCAGTGTCCAGCAAGTAACCCTCCCATCAATTAACATTCAGTAAGAGGAAAGTATTATGCCAATGGGACATAACCCACGCACGATTACGTCAGCTAACGCTGTATTGATGCTGAGGTGTAAAGGCATTTATGACGATTACGTCACGATTCAGGGCTTTCAGGCAGACAATGCGTGGGAGTTCGGTGAGGTTAATATCGGAGAAACCCGAATGGGAGTGGATGGCAGGCAATCTATTGGCTACACGCCGCATGAAACGCAATGGACGCTGCACTTAGAAGCCAACAGCTCATCTACTCAGATTCTCGAAAATATTCGCAAAGATTTTAACTCCAATATGGAAGTACGTTTTATCGATATCGTTGTTGAAATTCCATCAATTGGGAAACGCTACTCTGGATCCGGTGCATTAATTAGTATGACAGGTGGGGCCAGCGGTAAGAAGTTGCTGGACGGAACCAGCTACAATTTCAACATGGTAACCAATGGTGCTGAGGAAATTGCATAATGACTCTGAAATCCAAGACAATAACTATCGAATCAGGTCGTGACATGGGTAAAACGTTTGTCATCACTGAAATGCCCATCGTTCAGGCTGATAACTGGGCTATGCGTGCCCTATTTGCTATTGCAAATGGTGGTATTGATATTGGTGATATCAAACCCGAAATGGGGATGCTTGGCATGGCTCAGGTTGCGATTAAAGCGCTGTCGGGCATTCGGGCCGATGTCGGCATTCCTCTGCTAAATGAGTTGCTAGAGTGCGTCCAAATCGTCCCGTCAGGGGGCAATGCTCGTAGTATCGAATTTAACTCTGATATCAGTGATATCAAAACCATGTTCATTCTGCGAAAAGAGGCTCTCGCAATCCACATCGATTTTTTAACACAAGGCGGTGGCTCAGATTAGAAAAGTTGAAAGCCGGGCTGCCACTGAAAGACGGTGTACTTGCTGAAACTGTGAACGTCTCCAGCGTTGTGTATCAGGTTATCTCGGCAGGTAATAAAGGATATGCAACGCTGCATGAGCTTTCAACGATATACAGCCTTGAAGATGCGCTGAACATGATTGAAATACATCAGGTGAGCGAATATAACAAACGTCTAATAGAAGAAATCGCAAATGGCAACTCTAATTGATACTTTACTTGTCTCATTGAAATTGGATGGCGGCAGCTTTGAAAGTGACTCAAGCAAGGCGATCAAATCCAATGATAAATTAGCTAAATCCGCCGATAAGGTTAGCAAGTCTTCAGACAGCGCATCCGGTTCGCTAGGGGGGTTATCTGATAACCTCAAGGGTGCATCTAAGAAATCAGATGATTTTAGTAAATCTATCAATAACGGCATTAAGGCGCTAACCGGTCTGTTTTCCGCAATCTTTGCATCTACTGGCTTAACTAAACTAATTAATGATATTTCTCAGGTAAATGAGCAACTTTATTTCCTGAGTAAAAACTTAGGAATAAGTGCGGCGACAATCAAAAAATGGCAGAACGTGGCAGAAATGTCAGGTGGTAGTGCTGATGGCATGGCTGCAAGTATGGGCAGCCTCAATAAGTCACTGTGGGATTTGGTCACGATGGGAGATACCTCTATCCTGCCATATTTCAATGCGCTTGGTGTCGGCGTAGTCGATGCGTCAGGTAAAATTCGCAATCTTGATGATATTCTCCTTGATATCGCTGATAGTCTGTCGAAGTTGGAAAGACCACAGGCATATAACATTGCAAAAAATATGGGACTTGATGAGGGGACAATTAACACCTTGCTTCAAGGGCGTGACGCAATCCAAAAGAGGCTTGATGCACAGAAGAACCTTGTTATTTCCACGAAAGAAGAATTGGAGCTAAATCGCAAATTGCGGGAACAAAACTCAGTGCTTGGGCAGCAGTGGGAAGGATTAAAAACCATTGTAGCCAATTATTTGATCCCACATTTGCTTACTCTTTCAGCAAAAGTTACAGGGTTTCTTGAATATCTGAATAAGAACAGAGATACGGCGCTCAACATATTCAAAACACTGTCGGTTTTTCTGGCGGCAACATTAATTCCCGTTCTGTGGCGTGTTGGTGCAGTAATGCTTGCGGCTTTTGCTCCCTTGCTTGGTACAACAGGCCTGATTCTTGCTCTCGCTGCTGCGTTCCTGTTGCTTTATGACGATTACCAGACATGGAAGAAAGGGGGGGATTCATTATTTGATTGGTCTGCATGGTCTGAAACCATAGAGATGGTTCTTGGCTGGCTTAAGCAATTAGGAGAATGGTTCAAAAGCTCTCCATTGTCTAATTGGTTCAAGGATACAAATGGTGAGATAGATATGCTGAAAGTGGCATTCGCTGGTTTTGCTGCATATTTGGGTACTAAATGGCTGAAAAGCATTTTAGGCACTTTTGGTGAGGTATCAAAGGCTGCAAAAAATATAAAAATTCCAGGCGGGAAAGGTGGAAAATTAGGTGTAGCAGGAAGGGCTGGGCTTATTGGTATGGCCGCCGCTGCGGCATATGAGAGTGAGGATTATATAGATTCCGCTCTCAATTGGGCATTTGGTAAACATGATTGGTTCCAAAGATTCAGAACTGCTCCAGACTGGAAATATGCTGGGTTGGCCCTAATAGGTGAAGGAGATGCTAAATGGGTTGGTGATAAGTGGGTTGATAATAGGTACAAGAAAACAGGTGCTCAGATTACCGAAACGACCTTAGATATTCCCACGGGCGATCCTGAAATTGACAAGCTAAAAGCCAGAGTTCAGCGTGGCGAAATGACTCTTGATGAGGCTAATGCGGCAATAAATGGTTTTGTTAACGGATTAGGCGAGATCGCTCAAGGTGTTACTAGTTCTTTAAATTCTGCATCATCCGTTGAGGTTCCCCATCAAAATAAGCGAGTTTATACCACTGCTAACGGTCAATATATTAAAGAGAGCGGTGATCGAGCTTGGAGGAATAATAATCCCGGCAATATCATTGATGGGCCATTTGCTAAAAAGATGGGGGCTATTGGTCATGACAAAGAAGCGGCAGGACATGTTATGGCTATTTTCCCTGATTGGGAAACTGGAGAGAGAGCACGCCGTGAGCTTATGTTTGAGAAATTTAAAAATATGAAATTGTCTGATGCTATTTTCGATAAGTATGCGCCAGAGTTTAACCATAATGGAGAGCGGATAAATGATACGCCAACGTATGTTAAAAACGTTTTAGCTGCTGTAGGCGGAGAAGATAAACTGTTGTCTCAATATAGTGACGAACAAAAAAAACTCATCATGGATGCAATGGGAAGGGCTGAGGGACACAAGGCGGGCCAACTGACTCACATCCCCAAAAATCCAACACTCGTCCCAAATTTCGATATGGGCGCAAATCAATTTCTTGCTCAAACTAACAAAATAGGTACTCAACATGCATCTAACGTGAACAATGTTAAGGTGGACCTAAACGGCAATATTAACGTACAGACCACTGCCAGCACGATAACCGGCACGATCTCTGATGCTAGCCAGGCGGCCAGAGAGCAATTATCTCAAATAATACCGTCAATGGGGTGATATATGTTTGGAATGCCAGAGATACCCAATTGGAAAGGTATACCTAACGCTGCCGTAGATGCTGGTATCAGTCTCGGTGGTGCTGCATTGATTAACACTTTATTTGGTAATTATTGGGGGATCTTCAATCAGTATGGAATTCCTCTCTTACTTGCTGACAACGTGATATCTCTGCAATACCAAAATCAATATCGAGTGGTAAGTGCGCCGATAGAAAATGGTTCCTTTGCCAGTTATAACAAAATCAGCGATCCGTACAAAGTCACTGTCCAGTTGAGTAAAGGCAGTGGCGGAACGTTAGAGCGAGGAGCCTTCTTGTCTCAGATTGAAATTTTGGCAAAAAGTACGCTGAAATTTCATGTTGTCACACCTGAATTTGTCTATACCAACGCAGCTATTGTTGGCTATGACATGGCGCGAGAGGCAAAAGATGGGGCAACACTCATAAAAGTTAACCTGCATCTCGAAGAAATTAGAGAGATTAAGGTTAAATATGATGAAGAAAAGGTCAAGAATCCCGAAGATACCAAGAAAAAAGATACGGGTAATCAGACTCAGAAAGTTGAGTCTCAGGTACAGAAAGCTCCTGATAACCGTTCAGAACTCCAAAAGATAAAGGAAGATGGGGTGTCTAAATGGGCTACAGACTGGGGAGCCAAGTTTTTCGATGAGGGTGTAAAGATGGTTAATCAATGGATTAATGGAGGGTTACAGCAATGATTGTTGAGATTGCATTATCGCCGATCCCTAATCAAACAACCTCATTTTCCATTAGTGGGGACTTAATTGATGTAACTCTAGAGTCTAGATTGGGGAAGATTTTCGCCACGGTACAGAAAAATGAGGAGTACCTGGTCTGCAATCGTATTTGTCGAAATCTTTCTTATCTCTGCCGATGGCTGATATTTGTTGATATTGAGGGTAACTCAGATCCTGAATATTCCGGTCTCGGTTCCCGCTATAAATTGGTATGGAATGATGAAATTTAATCGCAAGGTAATCAGGGTAACACTGATATTATCGGGCAAAAACGAATCGTTCACTTCAGATAACAAAAACAAACTCTCAGCAACTGGGTTAAGAATCAATGCCGAAGTCAACTACGGCAATGGTGCTATTGCTCCTCATGCTCGCATCAAGGCTTACGGTTTGCCGATGGAGACAATGGAAAAGCTGTTACGCATCAAATGGAATGATATAAAGGCACTACGCAATAACGTAACAATTGAAACGGGCGAGCAGGGAGAAGAGTTGTCACAGGCGTTTAAAGGCGGGATCACATTTGCTTATCCCGATTTCGGTGATGCGCCCAATGTTGCACTTGTGATTGAAGCTCAGACGGCCGTTCTGGAAAAGATGACGCCAACAGATGCTGAGAGTTATGAGGGCGAACATGATGTTGTCAATATCATGGGTAACATCTGTAAACGTATGGGATATTCGTTTGAATCTAATGGTGTCAGTGAAAAACTATCTAATGTGTATTTGTGCAATACGGATATAGAAAAAGTTAAGTGGTTGGCAGAGGCTGCAAACCTGAACTTATACATCGAAAGTAATACAATCAGTGTGACCAAGAAAGGCCAGCCCCGGACGTTGAAAATTCCCGTTATTTCGCCTGAAACAGGATTAATCAGTTATCCGGCCCCTACAATGATCGGCGTTCAATTTAAATGTTTTTACGACCCTTTAGTAAGGTTCGGGGGCATTGTTCGCATTACTGGCAGCCAGATATCTATTTGTAATGGTGACTGGCTGATCTATGGCATCAGGACGATTTTGGAGACAGAGCAAGACTCCGCTCAATGGTTCATGGAAGTTGCAGCCAGCCGGAGGGGGGATAATTATGCCGCAATCAAGAAATGAAGAACAAATATCACTATATGATCCACAGGTAACAACAGGCGGAGCCATGACCCAAGAGGCCATTATCTGGTCGCTCATTGGTCGGGTGGGTACGGTAACGATATGCAAGGTGATCAAAGTAAAAAATGGCGGGGTGAGTCCTGTTGGGTATGTCGATATTCTGCCTTTGGTGCTGCAAGTAGACGGGGCAGGAAATACCTATGATAACGCCACTATCTATAACGTGCCTTATTTCCGGTATCAAGGCGGCAAGAGCGCGGTCATTCTTGATCCCAAGGTGGATGACTTGGGTTTCTGCTTTACTGCCAGTCGGGATATTTCCAAAGTGAAGCGAGTAAAAGGTTCTGCGCCCCCGGGAAGCAAGCGTAAATATGATATGTCAGATAGCCTGTACATTGGCGGTTTGTTGAATGGTGCACCGAGCCAATATGTTCATTTCCTTGATAGCGGGATTGATGTGGTATCCACAGGGGTGGTGAATATCAAAGGCTCAAAGATAGTTTTGGATGCACCCGTAGAGGCAACCAGCACCATTCAGGCTAGGAGTGATATCACTGATAATACAACTTCCAATTCTCAGTCTATGGCAGGCATGAGATCGCTCTATAACAGCCATACCCACCACGAGAACGGACAAGGCTCAAATACCAGCCCACCTAACCAAAAGGCTTAATAACATGCGGACATTATTTTTAATGCCTGCCACATGGGATTTAACTCTTGATGCGGCGGGGAATCTTGCTATTGCCTCAGATCAGTACGCCAGAGCGCAGTCAGTAGCTAATAAATGTCGTGTATTCCTGAGTGATATGTATTACTCGCAAGATGATGGCATCCCTTACTTAGAGCAGATACTTGGTAAAAATCGTTACTCCTTGGCAATGTACAGAAAATATCTTGAGGATGCTGCAATGTCCGTCGATGGGGTTATTTCTGCAAATGCGGAACTCAGTACCGCTAATGACAGGATAGTGAAAGGCAGAATCATATTTATTGATGTTGACGGTAGAAAAGGGGTAATAGAATTATGATCCCTGCATTAAAAATCACACAGAAAGGCATATTAGCGCCGTCACCCCAAGCGGTCATAGATGGTTTGTGGCAACTAATGAAGGAATGTTTTGGTGATAATCTCAATGTTTCAATGGATACACCGCAAGGGCAGCTAGTTACCACGCTTGCGGCAATTATCACCGATGAGCGCAACTATCTTGTTAACCTACTAAACAGTTTTGACCCTCGATATGCCGATGGCATGATGCAGGATGCTATCGGTTACATCTATTTCCTACAACGAAAACAGGCCACAAAATCAGTTGCAGAAATCATTATTAATGGGCTGTCAGGAACGACGATCCCCGTAGGATTTCAAGTTTCAGATGATTCCGGTCAGACGTGGAGCACGCAGACAGAAACAATAATAGGTGACAACGGACTGGTAACGACTAATGTTTATTGCGATATTGCCGGCAGGGTTGAGGCATCAACTGGAACCATTAACCGCATCGTTAAGAATATTAACGGCGTAGATTCTGTTATCAATAAAGGTGCGGTCATTGTTGGTAAAAATGAAGAGACACGGCAAGAGTTTGAATTACGACGCCAGCAATCAATAGCTGTGAATGCTAAAAATACCAATGCAGCAACCTATGGCGCAGTTGCGAACGTTAAAGGAGTTATTGATTGTTATGTCATTGATAATCCAACAGATGTAACTATTAATGCAGGTAAAACAAACTATCCGCTGATACGTAACTCAATTGCTGTGTCGGTTGTAGGGGGTGATGATAACGAGATCGCCAAGCAAATCCTCATTAAGGCGGGAACGGGGTGTTCATTTGTGGGAAATACCACTGTAACTTATGAGGATAAAGAAAACTTCCCTTATATGCCGCCTGTTTATGACATTAAATTTATCAGACCAAATCACATTCCTGTCGAGTTCATTATCACATTTGAAGATAAGTTGAAACCCACTCATCAGGATAAAGAAGCCATTAGAAATGCGGTGCTGAATGAGTTTGAAACCGGAAAAGGTAAGGGACAGATAGCTAAAAAGCTTCTTGCAAGCGACTACATTTGCACAGTTGCTCAGTCTACAACTGAGAGGCTCATTTCGATTCAGGTAGCAAGAAAAAAGGGGAGTGTAGTCAATTATCTTGAGTTTGGTATTGACGAATTTCCAGTGCTGTCTGTGGATGATATAAGGATTGAGTGATGAAAGATATCAGAGAAACATTACTTAGCCAGTATGCGAATAGCCCAATAATTTGCTCAATATTGAAGTCAGTGAATGAGACTGTAGATCCGAGAATAAATGCTACTGAATTCTACAATCTGGCTGTGAATGTTCTGACAGCAAAAGGGTTTGGCCTTGATATCTGGGGAAGAATAGTAGGCATAAATCGGACTATCTCTATACCCGATCCGAATGTCGATTATTTCGGATTCAATGAAACAGAAAAGTATCTTCCGTTCAATCAGGCTCCTTTTTATGGGGGAGAAAATAGTGAAATGTCTTATATGATGGATGATGCAACTTTCAAAGATATTATCATGGTTAAAGCTTATTCAAACATATTATACGCCACGGCACATAATATTAATCAATTCCTGAAAACGGCATTTAAAGGCGGAAGGGCATATTACTTAATCACAGGTCATATGATGGCGAGGTATGTTTTTGAATACAGATTATCTGGGTTCGAAAAAAACCTAATACATCGTCACAACATTCTACCAAGACCATCAGGCGTTCAAATCAGTGTTAACGAAATACCCACATCGGATTATTTCGGTTTTTTCGGTACAGGTTTTCAACCATTCGGACAGGCTCCATTCGCTTAATATAGGTGAGAAATGAAAAATCCAAATCTAATTCCAACGCCTTTCGCACAAGATGGGCAGAGGGATGATATTCCCGCAACTCACACATCTGAGTTAGCAAATCAGAAGGCTACATGGGATGTCGGCTTTCCACCAATCACCATGTTACCAGTTACAGCGGGTGGTCTTCCTCCTAGCGGACGCGATTTTAATGGAGTTTTAAATCAAATTTCTGAAAACATAGTCCACTTATCGAAAGGCGGTAAATTCAAGTTTTCAACAAAATACACAGAACAAATAGGTGGTTACCCAAAGGGGGCAATACTTCAATCTGACGATGAATCTAAGGAATACCAGAGCCTTATTGATAACAACAAGATTAATTTTAACATAGACACACCAGATCATATAGACACAGCGTGGAAACTGGTGAATACATCATCTCTTATCGATAATCTTAATAAGAAGTTCAATAAGTCAGATGTATCACAAGCTACAGGCCAATCTACAATCCAGGTAATGAGCCAAAAGGCCGTTACTGATGCCATTAATAATAAGCAAGACAAAGGCGACTATGCAACAAACGCTCAGTTGAATACCGTGTCTTCAGAACTGAATAAATCAATCAATGCAGCTAACACTAGCGCCACAAATGCCAACAACAACGCCAACACTCGCCTGTCAAAATCCCAAAACGGCGCGGATATCCCAGACAAGAATGCGTTTGTGAAAAACTTGGGTTTAGTGGAAACGGTGAATAAGGCGAATAATGCGTATCCAAAATCTGGTGGTATTGTAAACGGGTATGTGGATGCCACTGGATATATTTCCGGTAAGGGTGTGTATGAAGCACCCGGTATTCGGGTATATAGTTCAATAAATAAGCCGTCCCCGGGAGAATTAGGGGCGTATACCATAACAGAATCAAATAGTTTGATTGTACCTGTTGGCGTCCCGCTTCCGTATCCGCATCGTTATACACCCCAAGGCTACCTCACTTGCAACGGTCAGACATTTGATAAATCTTTATATCCGAAGCTAGCGGAAGCCTATCCTGCCGGTAGGGTACCCGATTTAAGAGGCGAATTTATCCGGGGCTGGGATGATAGTAGAGGAGTCGATCCGGGTCGGGTGTGTGGTACGTGGCAGGGTGACAGCACAAAAAGAATACAGCTTGCTGCGGGTTACGGTAACGAAAATAGCTATTTGTGGACGTACCAGGGTGCACCGAGCGGATACAAGTACCCGCTCGGCAGGGATGCCATTGGCAACGCAACTGATACGTCAATTGCTAACAATACGAGCGGTCACGAAACCCGCCCCCGCAACATTGCATTTAACTACATAGTGAGAGCAGCATAATGACAGAACAAAAGTACTCTTTAGAACATGAAGTAGCAGTTTTGGGTAAAGATGGTTTAGCCACTCAAGCAGGCTGGATGAAGGTCTATCACTCGAATCAAATCACGCGAGAATTCATAGCGTCAGATATCGAATATGTGATGCTCGGTGTCAGTCTATCAGCCGGAGCTTATCCTGATGCGCCAGAACTTCCGAAATCTCATGACGAAGCTGTGTGTCGTAGTGAAGATAAAAGCCGCTGGGAAATCTTACCGGATTATCGCGGAAAAATCGCTTACGACACGTTAACGCGAGAGCGGGCTGAAATTACGGAAATCGGTGAGCTACCCGATACACTGACATTCAAGAAACCACCCACAGATTTCGACAAATGGAACGGCAAAGAGTGGGTTGTTGATAAAGACCTCTTGAAATCTCATCAGATTAACGAAGCAAAGCAACAGCAAGCCACACTGTTACAGCAAGCGAATGAAACACTCTCATTGCTACAGGACTCTGTTGACTTAGAAGTCGCTACAGACTCAGAGAAAGAAGCTTTGTTGGAGTGGAGAAAGTACAGAGTATTACTCACTCGTGTAGATGTGAACCAGGCTCCTGATGTTCAGTGGCCGGAGGTACCGAAGTAA